TCCACTGGAAGTCTTGTCGACCAAACGCAGATATATTCTTTACCCATACAAGCATCTGCCGCACACGCAAAGCAGCATCTTTGCAAGCTCCAAAAAAATTATATCCTTCAAGCCCTGCGTGCCAGATGTAGAACGGTGCACCCGGTTTCATGACCATTGCTGCATTAGAAAACGCATCCGTCAAAAAGCGCCTAAACGCCGTATCTTCCATGTTGTCGTTTTTGATTTTACCGGCGGTGCCCTGATAGTCCACATTGTACGGCGGGTCCGTGAGAAGCAAGTCCATCTGTGCCCCCCCCACGAGCTTTTGTACATCTGTCAAGGACGTACTATCCCCGCACATAAGGCGATGATCTCCAAGCTGATATACATCGCCAAGTCTGCTCTTAGGCTCTGCTGGAAGAACAGGGTCATAATCATCCTCCACAACGGAATCGTTCAGCTCGTCGCGAAGTCCCCAGTCAAAGTCAAAAGCCGACAGGTCAAGCCCCGGCAGTTCGACCGACAGCAGGTCAAAGTCCCAGTCGCTCTCGTTGCTCTTGTTATCCACCAGCCGCAGGGCGTTCACCTGCTCCGGTGTCAGATCATCCACACAGACGCACGGCACTTCTTCCATGCCAAGCTTCTTTGCCGCCAGAGCGCGGCAATGACCGATTACAATCACGCCGTCCCGGTCAACTACAATCGGCTGAACAAAGCCGTACTGCTTGATGCTCTCAGCAACGTTGTTGATCTGCCGTTTATCGTGTTTCTTTGCATTCTTCCCATAAGGCGTAATGCTATCTAATTTCAAACTCTTTACTTCCATTTCATCCCTCCTTATTCACCCTTTCAATCTTCCTTTTCACGCTCCACCGGATTGCGGTTTCCGGTGGAGCTAAGAAAAAGGAGGTTCCGCAGTACGCTGCGTAGCCGTTGAAAAGGATGAAAGCGCAGAGGATACACCTCTACGCTCTCAACGATACACTATGTTTAAGGCTCTCTTACGCAAACTTTTGAATATAAACCACGTTTTTCTGCCACCAAGTAGATGAACTGTCTATGCCATTCCTGAGCGGTACGCTCCGAAACATATACCACCATAGCAGCGCCCTGTAAGGTGTGTGTGCGCTTCCAAAGGACCAGATCAATAAGCTTCAGCCGTTCCGCACCATCGGGAAGCTGCTTTGTTTCTTCGACAGCAGCATCTACCGCGTCAATTTCCTCGCGCGTCATAAGCGTACCGCCCTTGTAGCTTCGTACCATCCATTTTGCGTAGCCCCACCACCCATAGCGCGGTTTGCTCACCGTATCAGCCCCCTTACTCTGTTCCGCCCAATATTTTCTTGATATCCTCTGCATTGATTTTGACAATATCCATTACAACGTCGCTCATAATGTTAGCGGCAAAAATAGCTTTGTCTTGCCCCGTCGAATTGAAATATCCTGTCTTTGTTGTCCCATCCTCCGTAGTAGCAACAATGCAGATCGATGAGGGCTTGAAATCTAACACAGTTTTTAGTGATTCTTCCAGCCATGCGGAATACTCCTGCTTTGTAATGTCCTCCATTATTGTTCTGTCTCCTTTTTGAAGCTGTCCTTCAAGCATGCACACAAAAACGCCCCGTTTGTCATCACGTGCCAAATAGACGGCAGCCCGGATTCTTCGTCAATGTGCGTCGGGTTATCCCAGATTGCTAAGACGTGCCGTAAAAGCGCCTCGTGCCATCTCTCCGGCGCAATGCTGCGCCACTCCTCCGCATCGCCGTACTTGTTAAAGCCGTACATGCGCGTTTCCAGTATCGCAAGGATGGCTTCTACGGGGACAGTAGACGGTCGAGGTTTGTTGTCGTCGTATTTTGCTCCCTTAATCTTTTCCAAGTCTGCGTCCCTCCATTTCAAAACGCTCCATGTACTCCGCTTTATCGATTTCCAGCCACTTCCCGTTGGACTCCTTGAAAAAGCGGCCTACTTCCTTTCTTTTCCCATCCGGTGTCTCAGCGCTCCAAATTGCCATTGTATCGTAGTCGCCTAATTTGGGGTCTACCAATACCGTCGTCCGGTGGGCAATAATCGGCTTGTTATACGGTGTATACGGAAATGTAATCGGGAATAATTCTCCTAAAATATTTGCGACAAAACTGTTGTGCCAGTATGTACCGCTTGGCTCATCTTTGCAAATGAATCTGTTGATGTCGCTGTATTCTATATGCCCATCGTCGTATACATACTTAAACAGGTCACTCATGCGCTTGCTCTGGTAGCATGTGTATTTGTGTTCTTTATCCGTCCAACCGACCTCATTCCATGCGTCTGGCGTATCCTCAATCGGGGAAAGCGGTTTGCCGTCAATTAGGCGATTCAAAACCTGCTTTGTAATGGACATGCTCAGGCCGCTGTGGTCATCTTCAAGCAGACTCTCAAACGCTTTTAAGGCGCTTTTATAGCAAGCACAACCGTAAGCCCATTCGTCGCTTGGTTTTCCGACGCGCTCTTGTTTGCACGCAATTTCAACTTCTCGTTTTGCCCATTCACTCATGCCCATTTTTCGTTACCTCCTTCAATTTTTGCGCCGAAAGCGCGCTGTATGTTTCCTTTAGAATTTCCACAGTGTAGCGCACCTCGCCGCAGCTTTCGCATAAATATCTTCGTGTTCTGATGATCCGGTCGCTGGTCGGCCTGCTGTTCATGCACCGCATCTTTTTGTTGCAGCCCGGGCAAATCATAGCTGTATCCACCTCTCACAAGAAAACAGTTCCATCGGTGACTTGTCCATTGTCTGTGATTTCTACTTCCATTTCGTCAGATAATTTCATGCGGATTTCTGCCCGCTTTGCACGAAATGGCGCAAATGACGAGTTATAGCAGTCGCATACAATGTAGTCTCCGTCAAAACGGAACGTGTTTTTGTGGCAGTCCTTGTACTCCGCATTCCTGTTGCATGTTGAAAGCTTTGCCCTTCTCCCCTTCCAGTCCGGAACTTTGATTTTGTAATCAGGATACGTTCCCTGGAATGCTGCGTACTTTTCCGGGAATAAACCCCGTAGCTGATGCAAAAACATTGGGACGATTTTGTCCTGATAATCCCGAATCACGCCGCCCATTATTGCGTGTGGGATAAAATCGCAAATCCTCTTGATATTTTCAGGCGTAAGTTTGTCTGCGCTTATGTACAGTTTGTTTGTGCCAAGATGCGGGTTATCGCAACGGATTTCCCCGCCGAAATCCTCCAACCATGTATAAGAAACGGTGAGAAAAGCGTCTTCTCCTATGCGTGTAATCAAATTGGTTGATGGATATTGTAATTTCCCGTAAGCGGGATTTGTTCTGGCTTCTTTCTGAACCCGTAAAAATGCCTTTGACCGTTTTGTTCCACCATCCACAATTGTGATATCACCGTTGGGGCATCTGACGCCAAATAGTGTTGTTACGCAAAAACATTTTCCATTTTTATAGGCTGAGCATTCCTCGGCACGGTTGCAGCGGATGTATTCTGCTCTTAACCTACAATTCCTGCTACCATCTCCGTATAAATGCGCGCAAATGCAGTTATCGTTCATAGCTGTATCCCCCTTATGTACTTGTCAAAATACGTCACAGCTACCGCCATAGCCGCCCACATATCCGCCGAGAACCCGTAAAAGAAACCGGGGTCCTTCTTTGTTCCCTTGCCGTAGTTTGGCTGACCGGGCGCGTAGCGGTCGACGAGGGCTTGCCGGATGTTCACATCCTTTGCCGACGCTCTGCCGCATAAGTAAAGCTTTTCTTCCCGGCGGAAAATCTTCTGTATCTGGTATCCCTGCCGGTAAAGCTCGGCATATTCCCAAAATCGCCCGATCCAAAAGCAGGTGTCGAATACTTCTGCGCCTACCGGCATTCCCATTCCCGCCACCATCTCAATCGCTAAATGTTCATATGGCCAGCAGAGCACTTTATATATCTCCTCGTTCGGAATCTTCCCAACGTCCAGCACCTTCCGGATTTCCTTCCCGTCGTGCTCTACGAGGACATCCCCGGATTCCATATTCCCCGGGTCAATCGCCAGTATCGTTCCCACGCTTCGCCCTCACTTTCCAGAACAGTTCGTTGTAAGTGTTATACCGCTTCTGAATGTCCGTGCTTGCAATGTCCGGGTGAAATTTCAGCCACCATTCGTACATCCCGCACGTCTGCATCTCCGGGCAGCCGCACCGATAAACGCAGTTAGGTACCAGAACGTCCGAGATTTCCGGCTGCACCTCATGCAGCGCCGCCTTGAAATCCTCGGCATACGCGCGCGTCTCCGGGTCTGCCTGGCTGCATAACCGCTTGCGCATGGTATCAATCAGATTTTGAATATTTGGGTCCCCAATAAAATCAACCCTAGCGTCCTGAGGCGCCTTATTGCGGTCGTACTTCGATTGCCTGTCGTTTCTCTGGGAATCAACCCGGCTTCTCCAAATATGCGTCTTCCAGTGCATGGCGACCCAATATTTAATATCTTTCCATCGAAATTTGATGATAATATCTCGGATTGGGTCATGCTCTGCGATTAGGATTGCCCTTTTCCATTCAGCACTCGGTTCGCGCCCAAGAGGCGGCTTTTTTACAGTTGCCCGGCAATCGTTTACAACTTCTTGCCAGTCTCCTTTTACTTTGATGATTTCTGTCTTCAAAATTCCCTCCTATACAAAACTCCAATGCTTCCCGCAAGCCTGTTTATACCGCCCATGTGCGCAATTTGAGATATTCGCACGGCTGATTCCGGTTGCTACACTTGCCGCCCTAATGCTGGAATAAATTTCGCCAGTATCATCGCAACGGTTTCAGAATCTTACCAGTCTTATCGTTTCTGATCTGCCCATCTTGGTTGACGCTATATCCCGAAGCGTCTTGAATCTCCTGCCAGTCGCCCTTGATGTTTGTAATGTGTGTGTTCATCGCGGAGTTGTCTTTCCTTTCATTACACACCTCGGCAGCACCAGCACTATTTTCCGTGATGTACTTCTCGAAGTTTTCCATTCTTTTGGCGCACCAGTCTGGATTCTGCGCCATAATCATTGTGGTGTATCTGGCAGCGTCTGTTAGGCTCATCCTTTATTCTTCCCTCCGTTCTCCGTAGCTGCAAAAATCGTCAGGTTTCGGTGCGTCCTCTGGGGTAATCCGAACGACATGAAACATCTTGCAGCCATACCACTCTCCACCGTTGTTGTCCGCAAACCACTTGCAGTCCCTGCACCGCACTATTTGTATAGCATCGCCCGGAAATGACGCCATCGCCCTTTCAAAGTCTTCCGCGAAAATTATGCGGCAAAGCCCGCGACCATCGCTCAAATCATGAAGCGGGATCTTCTTCAACCATTCCCTCAGGCCATCGGCAGAAACCAGTTTTTCACTCTCCATTGCTACCTCCATCCATCTTCGCCCCGCAGTTGGGGCAGTAGTTCGGCAGATTCCCGAACCATCCAATCAGTTCGCCGCACCGACTACATTTTTCGGCATTGTTTACATCATCGGAAAGGAAATCATCTTTAATCCACCGCCCATGCACCACCTCCGCAACGTCAGCGGCGGGCATTCCCCGAATTTCGGCATATGCGCGTTCCAACCGTGTTAGTGCCGTCATGCTTCCACCGCGTTCTGCTTTCTGTAACGCAAATAGCGCATCCTCGCGCCGGATAAAATCAGCCATCCTTCTTGCCCTCCATCTGTTCAAAGTAAAACTTTATCGGTTTCTCGTGCTCGACAACGTTGCCGTAGGCGACCCCCACCTTGTAGATGTAGTTCTCGCGCAGCTTGCGCGGAATCTCTGCAATATACCGCCGGAACGTTTCCAGAGAATTTGCCCGCTTGTAGTGGTTGCACATCCGGCAGGACGGCATGAGGTTTGAAATATCATCCGTTCCGGCTTCTTCAATGCCCCAAGCCCGCAGCGGCAGGAAGTGGTCTACCTGCATGTCTCGGATGTCGATAGACCGTCCGCAGTAGGCACAGTGGCCGTCATACTTCGCATAGACCGCTTCCCGTTTTTTCTTACTGAAGCTCATCCCTTGCCCTCCATTTCCTGCAAAGCCTTCTCGGCTTCTTCGCGTGTCAGAAAAACGGTTTTGCCGATGGCCTCCTGGCCAAAAATCATTTGATCAGAGAGTGTAGTATAAATTACGTTCGTACGCCCGCTTGAGGACATGCCGACAACGGCTTCATACAACGAATCTTCGTGAATTTCGTCGTCATCCACTATGTACAACATACTTGCGCAACTTTGCGTAAGCACTGGCCGTACCGGGAGCACGACGAGCCGCCCTTCCTTGTCGGCTTTGTAGAGTTCGCGGAGGCGCTCAACCTCCGACGTGTCATCCGAAAACGCCATCTCGATAGTTTTCTTTGCCCACGCGGCTTTCTCTGGTGTTTGCACCGCGTCCTCGAACTGCTTGAGCCTTTCCCATACCTCCTTCTGCGTGCAGTTCCCGTCATACTTACACGGCAGTTCGCGGCACTGCGCGATGTCGCAGAAGTTTCCTTCAAACGTCAGTCGTTCCATCAGTGTCCTCCTTGTTCGGCAACAGTTTCCATTCAATCCAACCATTGCGTGTCACAGATTTCAGGAGTTCTGGGTTCATGCCTTTCCTCCTTCCTCCGGTGCTTCCGGCAATCCGCGCCATTCCCACGCATTCTTGTCGAGATGGCACTCACGGCATTTGCACGTCTTTGATTTACAGCTGGAGCAGTCGCGCGTATCGCACGCATACTTGCAAGTCTTGCAACTCCGCGCATCCGCTAGGTCTGCTAACGCCGCGTCCCTCTCGGCTTCTGCCTTCGCCTTCTCGGCGGTCAGGCGCTCGATCATGGTGATAGCTTCATCCGCCAGCCGCTCCGTGCAACGCACATACTTCATTTGTGGACAAAGCCCGCAACCCTTGTCCTTATGCGTCGCGCAGATACGCAGCGTTTGTATAATTTCCTTGTCTGTCATAGCGTGTCCTCCAATCCTTTCCACTCCCACTTGCTCCCGTCTCGGCAGCCTGCGCAGGGACATTTTCTGTCGCAGATCGAACAGCCTGTCCATACGCGGCAACTGTTCTCGTCGGCATCTAAGTTTTTGCACCACTGGCAGAATCCACCTATCGTGCTTATCAGCGCCGCCTTTTCCTTTTCCAGCCGCTCAATCAGATCGGCTGCAGCAAGTTTCAACGGGTCATAACATACAATCTCTTCATCACTTGGTTCAGGGCGTGGCGTACCATCGGCACCCTCTCCACACCGCAGCGCCTGTATAATTTCCTTGTCTGTCATAGCGTCACATTTCCCCTCCTATTTTCCGTTTCCCTCTTGCCGCCCTCCGGCAGTTTCTCGCCCCGCCATCGGTCATCTGGCTTATGTCGATGATCTCGGCGCGCTTGTCGTATCCCGCGTTCCGTTCAGCCTCATAGGCAAGCCACGCTTCGCAGGTAGCCCCACAGCCCGGTTCGCGTCGCGGGCAATCCCTGCCGCATGGTCCGGCGTATTTTTGCCTGATCATGTCTTCCTCCTGACCTGCACCGTCACTTCCGCCTCCCAGCACTCCGGCGCGCGGATGACGATCTTCTTGTCTCTGCCTTCCTCCGGGTCGCGGACGCTGACCAGATAAAACGTCATGTTCTTGTTCTTCTGCGGGTACTTCTTCGCCCGGATAGGCCTTCCCAGCTCCGGCATCAGCCGGGGATAGAGCCCGGAAATGATATCCGGAATGACGATCCAAGTATTCATGCCCCATCCCCCATCAGCTTCTGAATCGCCGCCCTCTGGAAATCAGACAGCTCGTCCCCGTGATGCTGCACGTTGTACCCCGGCTTCTTCCCCGGCTGTGATGGCGTGCCCTTCTCATGTTCTTTCGATTCCCACGTCAAGAACTTCTGCTTCCAGTTCCGTACGGGATCGCCCTTCCCGTCGACCCAATTTCCGGCAGAATAATAGTCGAAAAATTTCTGTGCCAGATTCGGGGCTCCACGCTCCTTCGCGTATGCGGAAACCTCTTCCAACGTAGGTGGTATAAATTTCTTACGTTTCTTCTCAGAAATAGAACTACTCTCTTTTCTATTTCCATTTCCATTTCCTAAAGGTAATACCGTGGTATTACCGCAAGCACTACCATCAGCCATACCAGAGTTATCATTTTCTTTGTTCCAACGCTTGCTGATGTTCTCCCTTTGACGCTGGCAATGCTTGTCCCGTTTTTCGATTTCAAGCTCCATCCGGCGATTGAAGTACTTGCCGTCCTCGTCCTTCTGAAACTTGCTCATAACCTCGTCTGATGGCTTTTTGACAGCCCGTATGATTTCCTGCATCGTCATATGCCCGCGCTCTCTTTGGAGGCACAGGAGCGTGATATACTGCCCACGCTCCCGCATATCCATCAAGGCACAGCCGGATAGGAAATCCGACGTGTAAAACAAGACGGCAGGGTCTTTGTTGTTTGCCATCCCGCCACCGCCTTAGAACGGCAGCGGATCGCCGTCATCGTCGTCCATCATCGTAAACCCGCCGGGGTTTTCCGGGTTCTGCGGTTCGGTGTTTCGCTTGCCTTCGCCGAAGTAAACGCGGTTCGCCACGACCTCAGCAGACCGGCGTTTGTTGCCCTCCTTGTCCGTCCAGTCTCTGAGTTCCAATCTTCCGTCCACGACCGCCATACTTCCCTTAAAGAAGTATCCGCTTACAAAGTCCGCCGTTCCCTTCCATGCGACGCAGTCAATAAAGTCTGTCTTCTTTTCGCCGCCCTCCGGCGTAAAGTCCCGGTCGACCGCCAGCGTGAAGGATGCGACCGAAGTTCCGTTCGGCGTCTTTCTCAACTCCGGGTCCCGCGTGAGCCTGCCCATAATAACAATGTGGTTCAGCATTTGCCGTCCTCCGTATCCCCCTCGTTCTCTTCCGGAGCGCCAAAAATGACTTTCAGGATAACGTCAATCTCATACGATTTCAGTTCCTTGTACGCTCTCTCAAGCATCGAAAGCTTCATATTTCTTTCCACCATTTCCTTGTACAGAACTGCATCCAGATAAACAAACGGTTTGCGTTCTTCCATGCTTACATCCCTTTCTTATAAATCAGTTTTGCTTCATCCCACCCGGGATATTTCATTTTCAAGTAGCGTCTGATATACGCCTGCATATGTTTTCTCTTTGCCGACTGGTCAAAGTCTTCGTGGCACTTATTGCATAACGTCACAATGTTCTGCTCGATTCCAAGCCCGCCCTGCGACCGTGGTATGAAATGGCACCACGGATTGCCGGGGCGAAGGCAGACGATGCAGCGCCCGCCGTCGCGCTCCCAGACGGCCTTCTTGACCGTCTCAGGTATCTTTGTCGCCCTCGTTTCCTTTCTCATCCTGCCTCCATTCCAGCGCCATACGCTCGAGTTCTTCCGGCGGGAGCGTCTCAATGCCCTGCTGTTTGCAGTCATCAACGACCAGATCAATGAGCCGCGCCATTTGCTTTGTGTCGTAGGTGCTTGAGCCGTAGTAGCAAATGACATTCGTGCAGCCCGGAATTTTTGACGCCATAATCTCCGTACACCAGCCGAGACCGCGCGCTTCCCACCATTCCCGGAAGCGCTTGACCGCTGCGTCCGGAGCGCAGATCGTATCAGAGTTGTCACCGACATCCGGGATATAGTGCCGATAGATTTCCTCCGGCGGTGCACCCACCTTAACCGAAAGCTTATTGCAAAACACCCAAAGATATCGGTTTGCATCCAGACTCCGCTTCTTCCGGAACTCCTTGATCGTGACCGTGTACTTCTTCTGCGGGTCTATCTCCCCGGCTACCATCCGGGCTTGTCCGGGCAGCTCCGGCCGGAGTTTCAGCCAGCTCCCCGCCGCGTCCATGCTCCACGAAGCTTCAACGACATTCAGCTCTCTCATGCCTTACTCGCGCAGTTCCAGCAAAGGCACCTTCCAAAGCGCTTTCTCGTCTTCTCTGCGACCTGCAAAGCGGTAAACTGTGTGCCGCCTTCCATGACCTGCGTGATCTCTCCCTTGCAGTCCGCGCAGACAAGTCGCGGTGTGCTCGGTGTCTCAGCTTTCCCACCGTGTCCGAAGGTGTAGACCGTCTTTCCCTTCGATGCAAGCGTCAGCGTTTTGATTCGCTCCTGCTCGTCGTAGGTGATCTCCGTCACGTCAAATTGGTCAGAGCACTGCCAGCGGCCTGTCTTGTCGTTCTTCTTGAGCCTCTGGCACTTCGCCGCGTCAATCCAGATAAACGGCGCGGAGTAGAGTTCCCGCCCGATACCGTGCTTAAAGCCGGCTCTTTTGAACGCATCCGAAGCCCGTCCCTTCTCAGCCTCTGTGTTGCTCTCTGTGCCTGCGTCCCACTTCCAGATCAGTTTCCCGCCCTTTCCGTAGTCCACGCCGATACCGCCGTACAGAACGCCGTCGACCAGCTTAAAATCATTCTCCCAGTTCTGCGCGCCTACCGTCTCGTCAAGCAAGTCCGCATCCGTTCTTGCCGTCTTGTACAGCAGAATCGACGCGCCCTTTTCGTTGCACTGTGCCACGCGGCACTCAATTTCATCCGGCCTTAAAAGGCGAAACTGCTTCATGTTTTATCCTCCGTTTCTTCGATCAGTTCCAGCGGGCAGTCACTTCCAACATACCTGCCCGGCCAGAGCAGCGGCTCGTTTGTCAGTCCGCACCGGCTGCTGCTCTTGCGGTAAAACTGGCACGCATCGCAGCAAATGTATTCGTTCCCTTTCAGATCGACCGGGAACACCACCCTGACGACCGCCGCCGTCTGAATATACCGGCTCACGCCGCTTTCAAAGTTCGCCATATTCCCTCCTTCTCAGCCGGGACAGAACGTCTTCTTCTGATACCCCAGCTGCTCTAATATCCACTTTGTTCCCATCGTCTCTACCAGATCGCAGATGACATGATTGCCAGGGTCAAAGTTCTCAGAATCGCACACGAAGATATCTCCATCGTTTCCGGCGAAGTATTCTTCGCCTTCGTAAATCTCAGCGCCGAACCGGTCAAACATGCACGGCGCTTGCTGTTTATCTTTCATATCCGGGTCTCCACCAATCTGTACATCGCATAGCGGACTTCGTCGCCATACCGGTTCGAGCTTGATACCATGTCCCGCTGAATCACATAGCCTTTTTTCTTCAAATCGGAAATTCTGGCCGCAAGCCTCATGCATCCAAGATCTCGCATCGCTTCCACCGGGGAAATGCTCCCGAAGTCGCGCATATACATCAAAACTCGATCTGCCTGTGTCATACTCACCTCCAAAGCCGCGTAAAGATCGTTCTGAAAACAATCTCACGATGCGAGACCTTCGGCGGAGCTGGCTTCGGTTCTTCGCATGTCGCAGCATGCAGCTTCTCAGCCGCCGCCTCATACTCGACCGCAAACCATCTCTGCCAGTTAATGCAGTGACAGTCTCCTCTTCCGGTCGTGCACGTTTTACACGGATATTCCATCTCATGCCCCCGTCAGTATCGCGCCGACGAAGAAGCACGCCGCTGCGCCGCCAAGCGTGACCGCCGCCCGGAACAGGCCGAAGCCCAGCATAACTGCCGTACCGCCCAGCAGCATACACGCCACAGAGAAGCAGGCCGTTTCCGCGATCTTCATCAAGCTCTTTTGCCGCTTGCGAAGTCGCACGATCTCGTCCCACCTTTCGCCAAGCTCGCGCTCCCGCGCCGCCCGGTGGTTTAATTCCGTGATAATCTCAACGTCACTCATTCTCTGCCTCCACAAATTCGCCGTTTTTAAGCATGTACCAGGTATCCGGTTTCACCGTCTCACCATCGACAATCGCGGCTTTGACTGCAAGGATGGGGTATGTTTCGCCATTCCATCTCCCGCGCTCTATACAGCAGCTTGCGCAGCCAAGCGCGCCTTTTGCTTTGCACTCGCATCCAGCGGCAAGCGCTATACCGGATTTGCCGGTGGCCGATGCTGCGCCCAGATATCCGGTGGCCGATGCTGCGCCCTGATATCCGGTGGCCGATGCTGCGCCCTGATCGCCGGTGGCCGATGCTGCGCCCCGATCGCCGGTGGCCGATGCTGCGCCCAGATATCCGGTGGCCGATGCTGCGCCCTGATCGCCGGTGGCCGATGCTGCGCCCAGATATCCGGTGGCCGATGCTGCGCCCTGATCGCCGGTGGCCGATGCTGCGCCCTGATATCCGGTGGCCGATGCTGCGCCCTGATCGCCGGTGGCCGATGCTGCGCCCAGATATCCGGTGGCCGATGCTGCGCCCCGATCGCCGGTGGCCGATGCTGCGCCCTGATCGCCGGTGGCCGATGCTGCGCCCCGATATCCGGTGGCCGATGCTGCGCCCTGATCGCCGGTGGCATGGTTTTCTTTTTCATCGTCTGCACGTTTGATTGCATCATCAAATCCAATCTGCTTTTTGATGTACTCGACCTGTGCTTTCACAAGCCCCGGAATGCCAATTTCTGCTTTCAACGTCATTTTCTTTGCGACGATCTTGCTATCGTCACTGCTCCGCTCGTCCGATACATCATCTGCCTCCGCATCGAAATACCGGCTGCAGTTCGGCGGATAATATTTCAAAACGTCCAGTGGCATTTCACAGGCATGCAGCCCGCATTCGCAAGGCTTCGCTTTTTCTTCGGTTGCCATCTCGCCAGGCACATATTGCTTGCCGCGGCACACCATGTTCTCGTCTGTGCCTTTGTATACCTTCATTTCATCCTCCTTAAATAATCTTCCTTGCCGAGTGGGGCTTTTCTGTTTGCTGCATAGCCTTTGCGTCTCTGAGCCCTTCGCAGCCCTTCCGCCGCTACGCATTGCCGAGCTTTACATTGCCTTTGCCGTGCCGATCAGTGCCCATCTCTGCCCTTGCCTGTCGAAGCAAAGCGCGCGTTACTACGCCGTTGCCAATCCTTGCTTTACTTCGCCTTTGCCGCGCAATCTTTGCCTTGCCCTTGCTTTGCGAAACTTTGCGAAACTTTGCGATACTTTGCCTCTGCGGCGCTCCTCATTGCAATTCCATAGCATGGCCACGCCTCGCCCTTCCATCGCAAACATAGCATCCCATGCCGCCGCGAAACCAGACTGTGCTTTGCCTTTGCGAGGCACATCAAATCTCTACAGCGCCGTTGCCACGAATTGCATAGCAAGGCCTTTGCGTACCCAGCATTGCACTACCAAGCCTTCGCTATGCGGAGCAGTCAATGCCACGCCATCGCTACGCTTTGCCGCACATTGCCGTTGCCGTTCAATGCCTGTCTTCGCCGCTCGGAGCCATGCCTCTCCCTCGCGATACTATGCGGTTCATCGCCTATCCGTTGCTTTTCGATGCTTTTCACCGCGCATCGGTGCCTTTCTTTTGCTCTCATAGCTTATCGATGCCTTTGCGTCACCGCTCCCTGCCTGGCCTCGCCCTTGCACTTACTCGAGCACTTCGTAGGTGAACCGTCCCTTTCCGGAGTTCCGCCACTGGCCAATGCCTCTGAGCCGTCCGTAATCCAGCCATTCCAAGACGATATCCTTGTGTGCCTTTTCGTCCAGCATCGTAATTTCAAACTCGATCGTGCTGCCCGCCGGAACTTCCTCAGAATTCGCCAAGCTGACACGCTCGCCCTGCGGGGTCTGCGCTCTCAAAGGCCGCTGGCACTCTCCGATCTCGCCGTTGATGGAAATCGGGATGTGCCGGGGCTCGACGAAGATCAGACCGTCGATGATCTTCTTGTAAGCTTTCAAGCTCGAGCTCTTCGTGCTCTTGACTCTTGTCAGCATACCGCAAGAGTCTTTGAAGAACCCCTTGATCTGATAGTCATACAGAACCGGACACCCGTTCGCGCGGGGGAAGACTGTCATGCCCTTGTCTGCCACAACGTCCGCACCCAAAGCCGCGATCTCGTCTTCGATGGTAGAAGCGTCCGGGGCTTTCGACGCGATGAAGTCCCGCGCCACGTTCTCATTGCTCGGCCACGTGCCAAGCACAGGCTCCAAAAATGTTAATCTGACTTTCATTTGCGTTTCCTTCCTTTTCATTTGTTAAATGTTTTTTGCAAGCGCCCCAACCAGAGGCACAATAATCAAGATGACTCCATACACGATGAGGTAAAAAAGTGGATTGTCCTCGTCGCCGACTACCAGCCATGCGGTCAGAATCGCCAAGCCGACAGTCACAGCCGAAGCTACGACTACCGCAGCGCCGATCAGAAATCGTCGGAAGTAATCTTTGAAGAAGTCTTTCATGCGTCTACCTCCAATCCGAGGAAGCGCATAAACGGGATTCTCGGGATTTTTACCCGACTCGGGGTCGGGCAGCATACCGGGAAGCCAAGCAGCTCCGGCCTCTCCCGCGCCATCATCCGCAGCCGCTGGGGGCTGCAACCGAGAATCTTTGCCGCAACGTCCGCGTTGATCATGTCCGATTCCGAAGACATCAGCGCCGCTAGATTTTGCGTTACCATCGTTATCCCTCCATTTCTGTTTAATAATTACTCAGAAATACTATCTATTCCATTTCCATTTCCTAAAGGTAATACCGTGGTATTACCGCAAGCACTACCACACTTGCCTATGTGATTCATGCTGTCTCGGTCTCATTGGTTGCACCTTCCGCCGCGCTGTGTTATGATTCAGCTGAAAGGAGGTGAACTAAGTGGCTGATAGTGTTGAACTGAATTCTTTCCCAAAAGATGCTGTTGAGGCAACCGCATATCTGTATGTTGAACGGCAAGACCTCACTGGCAAAAGCCCGTCAGAGATTTACGAACTGTATTTGAAAGCTTATTACGAAATCTCGAAGCTGCATCGGGAAAAGAAGACCAGCGGATGGTTTAACGCCCAAAATCGAGATATTTTGCAATGTTGACCATCTGATTTGTCAATTCTGCAAGGGATTCCGGGCTGATGTCTGGTTTCTGGCTATGCTCGGAAAGCAGCTGCAACTGCTTTTCGAGCATTTCTTCTGTGTTGCTGGGCTTTGTGTTTTTCATACGTCCTCCTTTCCCGTCTGAGCCTCTTTTACAAGTCTCAAGGTTTCTTCTGTTTTCTCGGCTTCTGTAACAGCGAGTCGACCGATACGCCGAAATAGTCGGCAATCGCTTTTACAGTGTCGATGCGCGGGGCAGCGTCCTTTCCTGCCCACTTTCCGATTGTGCCGTTGGCAATGCCGCACGCCTTTTCTACGGTCGCGATGTTCGTCTTGTGCTTCTCGCAGAGGCGCTTGACATTCTCATAAATCAAAAAAATCCCTCCAATCTGTACGAATACTACTTGACAGAGATTAGAAGATAGTCTAATATAAGCGTGTCAAGGCAATTAAATATCTTCTGAAAGTCCGTCTTGGTGAGGGGCTAGGTTTTTTGTACCCTTCACACGTCTAAGTATAATAGACTTAAGTCGCATTGTCAAGAAGAAATTCTGATTTTTGTCTAATTATTTTTATGGATTTGCATTTACGTCTAAAAGAACTATGTAAGAGCAGAGGAACAAGCATTGCCGCCCTTGAAAGTCGGCTCGGAATGGGGAACGGCACAATCGGAAAGTGGTGGAAGAATGGCCGCGTTCCGAACTATGCAAACCTGTCAGCTGTAGCCAATGCTCTCGAAACAACTATCGCCTACTTGACCGGCGAAACCGACGACCCGTCTGCGGGCATAAAAAAAGAGCGCCCCGCCGATGGCGAAGCGCGTGTCTGTGATTTGCCGGAATCAATTCAGAAGATCATAAATATTTGCCTAGATCGTCCTGAACTTGCGTCTGCGTTATTAACTCTTGCGCAGCAGATAGAAAAAGGTTGAGTTTCTCTGGTGTAAGTCTCATAAGTGTTTCTGTCAATTCTTTAATCGTTGCGATTTCCTTTTCATCCATTATAATCTCCTGTCTCCACTTCCGCCGTCCTTTTCTTAACCTCCAAATTTTATCGTTTCTTTTTGTGTAGATTTGTTCTTGAGGCTGTCAAACTCTGTTGGTAAAATCGTAGTATCAAATCAAATTTTGACTATGAGGGATTTTTACAATGAAAAGAATGCTTGCGCTTTTTCTCGCTGTGCTTCTTCTGACTGGATGCACGGCAAAAACCGCGAAGAGAGAACCAGATAAAGAGAGGGAACCAGAAACAATCGCCGTTCCTGACGCAAAGGTTGGCTCTTCTCCAGAAGCGCCGGAGCCCGCAGAACCGATTCTTCAGGAACAGCCCGAGGTTCCCATCTCAGATAAAACCGCGCAAACGTCTTTCGGTGATTCCACTGCTTCCGATATCGAACCCGTTGCGCCAGACGCTCCGATTGAAGCATCCGAACCAACCGAACATCCTGTTTCGGAAGCTATTGCTTCCCCGGACGCTGAGCCAGTTACAGAAACAACGGCACAGAAATCATCCGGTGTATACGTCGGAAGTGTTGACTCGGATAAATACCATAATCCGAGTTGCCGCTTTGCAAAGGAAATCCTCCCAGAGAACGAAATCTGGTTCGATAGCATAGAAGATGCGCAGAATTCTGGGTATTCGCCTTGTGGAGGCTGCCACCCTAAATAATATTATAGCGCAATATTTACACCCAAAAATAGAAAAGAGGAAAATAAGATGGACACTGTAGAAAGACCCGTTCCAACCGAAAATCAAAAGTTTTGCAAATTTTGTGGTGCGATCATCGACAAGGACTGCGTGATTTGCCCGAAATGTGGAAAGCAAGTTGAAGAATTAAAGTCCGCGCAGCCGAACGTCGTAATCAATAACACGAACACAAATGCGAACGTGAATACTATCCGCGGGTATGGTCGTCCGAAGAACAAATGGGTTTCATTCTTCCTTTGCCTTTTCTTCGGTATGATCGGTGCGCATAAATTCTATGAGGGCAAAGTTGGAACAGGAATCCTGTATCTCTTTACACTTGGGTTGTGCGGGATTGGATGGGTCATTGATACTATCGCAATCTTGCTGAAGCCGAATCCTTATTACGTCTAACTCATAAACTTAGAGTTCTGCCACTGCTCCCGTGTCTCGCCTACATCTGAGACGCAGGCAAAGAGCATGGGCGCTCCCTTGATATAGTCGAGGCTCAGACTGTGAACGTCCTTGAAAAGCGCCCCGTCTACGATGATGTTTACTTTCCCGTTTTCAAAGCGAATATTGATGCTCTGCATTTTGTGTACCTCCATATTTTAGAACGTATGTTCAAGAATTTCAATTTGGAATCTTCCACAAAGAACACCTTGTATTTTCTTCGTCCGGTAACCCTCATAAGCGGCAATTATGGGACAGACTATTTTGTATAATGGAATGTTTAAGATCGCCCCACCGTCGCTCCACCGGCGGTGGGGCTTTCTCACGCGCCTGTAACCAGCATAGCAAAAGCGGCAGAAATGTCCACCCTCAAATTGGTAAAACCATACCAGTGGCGGAAAAATCAGCGAAATATATGTGAAAATGGAGGTATATCATGTCAGCAATTCAGGAACTCGCCCCATATATTTCTGCATATCAGGGGAACATCAAGCGGGCGAAAGAAGATCAGCATTACACCATCGACAGACTTGTCGAGGAATCCGGCGTTTCCAGATCGGCTGTGACGAAGCTATGCGCAGGAACACAGCAAGACCCAAAGCTATATAACTCTGCCGCGCTGTGCCACGTTCTCGGGCTGTCGCTGGATGAGCTGTTCGGGCTTGTCAAGCCCGCAGAAAGCTCGGAAGAACTGACCGAGCAGATTCACCATGTCGAGATTGAAAACGCCAAGCTGGAGGCAACAGCAGCAGCGCAGAGCGCACAGATAAGGTCTACGCATACAATGTGTTACGTTCTCGCCCTGTTTTGTATGCTGCTCTCTTTTTCTCTGATTGCCTGCCTTGTGGCGGATGCGCAGATTCGGAGCATAGGTCTCATTCGCGACGGAGATTTGTCCGTGGCTGCATGGGCGTGCATCGCCCTGATCGTAGGTTCAGCGCTGGCTTCAGCAATTACTTTCTATGCAATCCGAAAAGAACGTGGAGGGAAACATGGAGTGCATCAAGTGTAAAAAAGAAATCCCCGACGGCGCGCCCTACTGTTGCTGGTGCGGCAAAAAACAGGAAGCGCATCGAAACCGGGCACGCGGGAATGGGCAAGGAAGCGCCTACCAGCGTGGGAAGACGTGGACTGCCCGGTGGACTGAAAAGACGTACCTTGACGAAAATGACAAGCTCCATCAAAAGATGAAGACAAAGGGAGGCTTTACGTCAAAGCGTGCCGCGCTCCAATATGCCGCCAACCCGCCGAAAGAAGAGCGGCGTAGCCCTACACTCAGAGCATACTACAAGACGTATCTGCGCGGAGATTACCTGTCCTTGTCGGCGAACCGGCAGGGGGCAGCAGAAAAAGCTTTCGAGCGCATGAAGGAGCTCGCCGACTGCGAAATTGACACGCTCACCATCTCACAGATACAGGATGCTATCGACCGCAATGCCAGCACCTATTACACGCGGAAGGACATGAAAACAGTCCTTTCACACTGCTATAACCTCGCGATTGCTGAAAAGCAGACCACTGTCAATCTCGCGGAATACATTAAGCTACCGGAACTGGACGAAAAATCGCCGGAGCCGTTTACCGACGCCGACGTCAAAAAACTATGGGAAGCGTATGCAAAAGATCATTTTGTCGGTTTTATCCTCACGATGATCTATACAGGCATGATGCCTGGTGAGCTTCTGAAGCTCAAGAAGGATATGATTGACTTTGAGAAAAACGAGATCGTCCGAGGCGGCATAAAGACAAAGAAGCGAAAAGAAACTCCTATGGTGTTCCCAGACTTCGTTGCGCCGGTGCTGCGTGAACTATGCGAAGAAAGCAAGTCGCGCGTCGGAAATATCTGCTGCATAAACAAAGATAATTTTTACAAGAGATATTATGAGTGTTTGGAGCTTGCCGGAGTGCAAAAGCTGCCACCTTACTCATGCCGCCATACAACAGCTACAGCCCTCGCGATGAAAAACATCGACCCGTTTACGATCAAGGAAATCATGCGCCACACAAAGATCACAACTACCCAACGGTACGTACACCCGGACATGAAAGGCATGGTCGATGCCGTAAATCAGTTACAAAACGACTCGCCAGAGTGAATTTTGTATGCTACAAAATATGTTACAAATGTCAATTTCCCCAGTGTTTTCAATGGTTTTTTCTCCCCTGCTAAGGGAGTAGTCGTCTAAAAAGCGAGCGAGAGTTCGAATCTCTCCTTCCGCGCCAAAGTACCGATTTTAGCTGTTTTCAAGCTAAAATCGGTACTTTTTTATGCTTCTCACCCTGTTTTCTGCGTATTTTCAAAAAGAAAAAAATCACGTTATGACACGCTCTGTAACATAAAATCATTTCACGTATGCTACATTGTATGTTACAAATTAAGTGCAATGCGAGGGGACTCCCCTGTTTTTTGCTACATGGACTTTATTTTCCGAAGCACAGAATCATAGACTTTTCGGTTCACAAGCGATAATGTGTCCATGAGTTCATCAACGACCGTCCAAGCCTTTGCCGGGTCTTTCTCGGCTACCGCAAGCAAAAACTCGCTGTCCCCGTACTCGCCTACAGTTTTCGGTTCTTCAGTCGCCGGGGCAGGGTCGGCGGAGTAGTAACCCACAAACCTACTGCCGCCTTGCCCGTCCTGCATCTGATTTCTGATGGTGTAAAGGTCTGCCAACTTGGCATAGTTGGGATAGCTGGATTCTTCGTATTCCAGCCGTGCTATTTCCTTTCGGATTTCGGCCTCATCCAGCATGTCTGTCCCCCCTTATGCCCGGTCGATCTGCTCCATGCAGCGGCGGATAGCCTCGCGCGTCTTATCATCGTCCGCGTCGCGCATCATGTCTTCCAGCGTCGAGCGCATGTGCTCCCGCGCATCGGTTCGGCTATACCTTCCCATAGAATCGCGATGCCTGCCACGGTAAGAGCTGCCGCGCCCATACGTGCCGCGCATATCCGCTTCCCACTCGCCGCTGCGAGAGTACCCACCGTCCTCGAGCATTTCGATTTTGTAAGTGTTCTTGATGGAGCTTGTCAGCTTCTGGATTGCGTCCAAGTCACCGGCGGACATTTCGCGCTTGTCGGCGATATCGTCCAGCTCTTTGCAGAGCATTTCCCGAAGGTTTCTCAAATCATACATATTGCATCCTCCTTTCACGATACGCGCTCTACGATCATATTGCTATTCGCGAAGTTGATCGCCTGGGCGCTGGTGTTCTTCGCCGCTACAGTCAGGCAGCATCCTCGTGGAACTTCCACGAATGCGGAAACGTAGATGTTGAAATAGTTCTCAACAGCAGCCGGTGTCACGGTCGCTGTGGCACTGTTCAAAGCCTCCCCGTTAATGGCGAGCGCAGCGGTGATAGCTCCGACTGTTCCGCCTGTAGGAACGGCGATATTCGCGCCAAAGGATACGCGGAACTTCGCCTTACACTGCTGCGTAAGCCCACGAAGCGTAACAAGCCCGCTTCCGTCACGGTGGACGATACACGGTTTGCCACAAGCCGACGTGGAAATTAGAGGGACGTTCTGCCCGGCGGCAACAGTTTGAATCCCGGATGATGTAAATTCAGCCATAAAATCATTCCTTTCTGCCTCGAATTCGAGGCAATTAAAATAGCGGCGGGAAGATTGCCCCGCCGCGTTTCTCGAGTATCGGCAAGGAACCGATCATTTTCGTGACATCACGAAAAAGCTCTACGTTATGGAGTTAAGCGCAGTTGCCGCAGCCGTAGTTATAGCTGCTGTTGCAGCAGTACGGATTTGCGACCACATAGGCCGGGCTCGGGCTCGGGCGGAGCGTGGACACAAGGTAGTTGTTCTGCGCCGCCTGAGAAGCCGCCAGCTGCGCCGCAAAGAGCTGCTGATTCTGCTCGGCAATCTTGCTGTCCTTCGCTGCAAGCTCCTGCGCGGTCAGACGCTGGTCGATGCTACGGAAGCCGCAGTTCATTGCATCAATGATGTCCCGCGTCGTGTTCTGCACGGTGTTGCGAGTGTCGCAAGCCTGCGATGCCATATCATAGCGCACCTGCGCGATCGCCGCGCGGTTCTCGCAGCAGCAGTTCGCCGCCTGCATCTGCATCGCGTTAAGCTGCTGCATGAGCGCCGCCTGCTGATTGCAACGGGAAAGCTCCGCCTGAGAGAAGCCGGAAGTCACAGCCTGCGTTACACCGGCAAAGCCGTTAAGCATCCCCGTGTTCATCGCATAGAAGCCGTCGCAGACACCATTGTTCACGCTGTCAATCTTTCTTTCGATGTTCGAGAAGTCAGAGGCCAGAACATAGCCGTCAACAACGCCGCCGTTCCCTCCACGATTGCCAAAGCCGTTTCCGTTACCCCAGCCGCAGAAAATCGCGAGGAACAGGATAATGATCCACCAGCCATTACCGCCGCCCCATCCGTTGCCGCTGTCCGAGTTTGCCGGAACTACAGGCATGTTCATAGGAATACCATCGCCATTCAAACTCATAGTTTTCTCCTTTCGTAGATTTTGAAATTTATCTCAATCGTGGCCACGATTTTGACCGTTCACCTGTTCGGAATTTCCGAACTACTGCATCAACTGCTGAAACTGTCCAGCCATCTGCTGTAGCTGGTTCAACTGCTGCTGCGAGATTTTCCCAGACTGCACCAGCTTTTCAACTTCCGCCCTCGGGTCTCCCTGGAAACTCTGCTTGAACTGCTGAAACTGCCGCATCATATTTTGAAACTGCCCCATCATTCCGGGCATTTGCCCACCGCCGAGCGCGTTAAACAGAGGATTCATTGTCTGCCTCCTTCACCTTCCTAATGGGCTTAACGCTCAGAGCCGCCACCTTTGCCGCCAGTTCGTCAAAGTCCTTGCGGGTCACGTATTCTACCGTAGGAACTGTTTGCGGCACTGTGGGGCTCACGGGGGCTGTGGAGCGTTCTACGAGGTCATACGTTGTCATTGCTGGTTTACCGCTTGCATCGGCTTTCTTCACATACACAACCGGCGCATTCATGTCCCAGAGCGTGACGGCGTTATTCGGCGCGACGATAAATTCGTTTGCCGCCTTTTCATTTGGCACCCAGATAATAGCCTGTCCCCCGCTCTGCTGCGGTTGCGGCTGTGGAGCCGGATACTGCGGTGTAGGCTGATACTGTGACCGCATCATGGGTTCTTGCATCATGGGCGGCTGATTGTAAATCGGCTGCTGATACACATAGGGCTGTTGTCCGAACATCATTTATCCTCCTTCTCCCAGTAGAACAGCGGGATTTCTTTCCCGGAGTCCCAGCTATCGAAATACTTTCCGTCCTTTACGCACACGACGTGGCTTGATAGAGCGAGTACATACACGCCGCGCGGATGGTCTCTTGCGAATTCCTCGACCGTATAGCAGTCCGGGCATGTGTTCGGCACAACGTTCCTGGTAAATCCCTGCTGCCGGAGGTACGCGCCCCAGACACTGTTTGCCGACGGCATGTCCCCCATCTTCAACCCTTGTAGGCAAAGCCCAACGTATGTTTCATCCCAGCTCTTTCCCGCCGCCTTTGAGATCGCCCGGACGGTACAGTCTCCGACTTGTTTTCCTTCCGGGTTCGGATTGAAATAAGAAAAGCCCATACCGAACACTCCTTTGATGTGTCCAGTATGGGCTTTTTCGTATTTTCGTGTGCCTCAGTTGTGCCTCAATTTTGCTTATCTCATCATCTCTTTAAAATATGCTATGCTCCAAACGCCTTGCTGCTCGAGTGTAAGACATTTGTCAAAGTTGGCCGTAAACGTTTCGATGTCGATTTTGCCGTACTGTTCGGCGATTTCGCGGTCGATATCTTCCGTTGCCTTGCCCATCGCGTGGAGCTTGCGGACCATAATGGTCGCCCACTTGACGGGGAAACGCTGCGCATTGTCAATGTCGCTCTGGCTCCGTGTATTTGTGGCCTTGCGGCAAATCGCAAAGATCGTCGCCAGCGCCTGAATCTGCTCGGTTTTCATATCAGATACCTCCTTGTTTATATACTTACCAATCCACCCACGCAGGAGTTCATTGGGTGTTGTCCCGTCCTCTTTCGCTGCTGCCTTAAATTCTTCAGCAACTTCACGCCTCACTCTCGCAGCGACGTTTGTCATGTTTTCGGCCTGCCACTTTGCAGTGGCGCGGCGCTGCGAATCGCTCTGCATAGTTCCACCTCCAATCAGCAAGGCATGGGGTCGTCGAGGTCCGCCGCGCGGCGCAAGGCTGCTTTTACAGCCTCAAGGTCGAAACTCTCAACGGGCTCCGAATTCGCAACCATCATCTCTGCCATGATATCGCCGGTTTCGGCCATGTAAACCTGCGCGTTCACGGCATTCGCGAAGCGGGTCAGCAGATCGGCTCCGTCTTTATACGGTGCCATTTTCTTTTCGCGGTCTGCTCTGATCGCCGCGAATTCAGTCTCCGTGATAAACCCTTCGCACATAAACTTGTGCGCCGTTTCCACCTCCGCATAAATTCTACTTTCGATGGTGCTGAGTTTATTTGACGCGTAGTAAAGTTTCTTTGTATTGATGCTCTTGATTTCCATTGTTTGTTCCCTCCCGGCTTTCGCCTTGCTTTATCTTATGGCCTTATTATATAGTGTTAAACACTATATGTCAAGTACTTTTTTGTAAAAATACAAAAAATAAGCGCCGATTCCTCGGCGCTTATTTCAGCTATACAGTTTGCTCGACGTTTCTTTCATCCGCGCCATAATGTCAGGAAGCCGCCTCTGTACTGTGGCACGGCCAAGATACAATTCCGTAGCAACGTCCACTTGTGGAAGCTTATCCACAAAGTAGAGCTGCGCAATCTTTGCGTCTTCGCGGCCGAGATTCGATTGGTAAATAACCGTCTCCATATCCCGGCGCATCAGTCCGCCAAGCTCCGGCGGTAATTTGCATCTGGCTTGTGGAGCCATAGCCCCGCCCCCTTACTTCATCGCTTTTGCAAGTTTCTTCAAGAGGTCATCGCCGTACTTATAGGCGGCGAGATAGTTGATCGTGCCGTCGGTCAAACCGGCTCTTGCCTTGATCGTCCGCTTGGCTTCTTCCACGGACTCGTCGACCTTTACGGTGTCGTACTCGACCCACGGGAGCTTTCCGTGCTTCTGCCACTTGCGGGCGTGGTAGCCTGCTTTCGTGCCGATGTTCTGGACGGCGGTGATCTGTGCGCCGTTGTCCCAGATCGGGGTGCATTCGACCGCCAGACCGTCACCGATGTACATGCCCCAGTGACCGGGCATCCAGAGGCCCTCGCCGGGAATGAGCTTGTCCCATCCGGTCGTGGACACGTCCTTACACTTTGCGATCATGCCGTCGGCGGAAACGTCCGGCACGCTGTTCGAGGCGTATCTTGCACCGCCGTAGTAAGCGTTTTTGTTGCCGGTCCAGCCCCAAAGAATGCCCTTTGTCAGGTTCACGCAGTCAAAGCCATAGACAACTTTTCCGATGAGGCTGCGCAGATATGTGACTCTGCCGCCGGTGTACCAGTCCGGGTACTGGGCGGATTTCTCGTCAATGATCGTCTCGCCTACAGGGGAGCCGAAGCAGCCCCACATGTAGACGGTCTTGTAATTCTTCGCAACGTCAATGTGCCTGCGCACAAGCTCGGATGCTTTCATCATTTCTTTTCGCCCTCCTGCGGCGTACCCGCACTGTCAAACACATCCTGCGTCTTCTGGGACTGGGTCCCGAAATAAAACGCAATGATGACCGCATAAATGGTCATAAAGTCCTGCGAGATTTTGCCCGCGACGGACATATAGGCAAACACGCCGGTCAGCACCAGCGTAACCAGAGACTTGACGCTGAGCAAATTGCCCAGCCGCTTTTTGATGTTTTCCATATGTACCCCTTTCATTCTACCGGTTCATTTGGTTTCGCAAATACTCTCTTGCATAGCAGGAGCAGCAGCTCCCCGCCGAACGCCGCCGCCGCGAAGATCAGCACGTCGGAGAGGTCGGACGGGCGGTCTAGGATGACCGCGACCGTCTTGACGACCACTGCCCACGCGAGCGTAAGCGTCAGGGCGTAAATGCAGTAGTAGACCAGTTCCCGCGCCATGCGCCCCTTCGTCTTCCGCTGCGGCTTTTTCTGCCCGTCCGCCATACTAGCCTCCCAGCCCCGCCAGAGCCAGCGCGTAGCCTACCAGCCCCGCGACGATTGCTGTCACGGCTGCCTTGATAAGCCCCTCCCAGCGGCTGCCGGGGAGCGCCTTGAGGGCTTTCACGTCGGTCTTGATCTCGTTCACGTTCGACTCGATCGTCTCCTGCTTCGTCGCCAGCACCTCCACGGAGGTAGCCAGCTGGTGAAGCGCCTTGTTGTCCGCCTCGAGCTCGTCGATGCGGTGCTGGTTAGATTTGCAGCGCGCGTCGATCGCTGCGACCTGCGCCTGAATTCCGTCGTCCATATCTGTCTCCTTTCTCGCCCGGAGGCGGCGCTATACTTTCTTCCAGACCGTCGGGGAGACCGTCGGGGTAAACACGTTTCCGTCCATGAGCGACTCATACAGGTTGTCTCCCCACCAGCCTTTCTCGCCCTTTGCGAAGGCCAGTGTGGAGGTAATTACTTCGGGGATGATTCTGTATCCACCCCGGTACTGCACGTCCTCCCAGAGCGTAGACGCTTTGTCTGGCGTGTTCTGTTCGGTGTCCCAGAGGTCGACGGCGGCTTTTTTGATCTTGCCGTGCCAGTTGATGCGCGTGCCCGCCTTGACGAGGCTGCCGTCGCCTGTCAGCGTCCCCAGCAGCTCCGGCGCGAGGCTGACTGTTTTATCGTCCAAAGCGCTTGCTGCCTGCTCGATGTACGGGCGCATTTTTCGTGCCCTCTCCGTGTACGTCATGGTGCTGCCTCCCCCAGTAAGATTTTCGCCGCCGTCTCGGTATCTGTTAGCCGCTCACGCAGCTGCTCCGGACTTGCCGTCTCGATGTCAAAATTGTCTGTGACAAGCTTGCCAGTTTCCGTGTAGGTGTGCGGCGCGCCATCAATGTCAATTGCCTCATCGTACTCTGCGCCCGTCTCCACCTGCCGGATGAGATAGCCCGCATCCGAGTACGTTTTGTACAGCTCCACGCCGTCTGTGCGCGTTTTGTAGTGCTCTCTTACGATCATGCTCACACCCCCACAATATGGTCTGCCAACGAACTCCAGTTTGTTGCCGCTTTCCACGTATCCACAAGAGACGCAGGAACTCTGATTTCCAGCTGCGCGTGCGTCTGATCGAACGCATTGACGTTGGCCAGTGTGGGCACGGCGGTACAATGCGTAAGATCCACAAACCGCAGCGGATAGCATCGCAGGAACACCTGCGCCGGGATGCTCGCGATGTCTCCAAGGCACGTCACCCTGCGCAGCGCGCCGCAGCCCCGAAATGCGGAAGCGACAAAGGTTGTAGCATCTGCCGGAATGGTGACTTCCAGCAGAGAAGTGCAGGAAATAAAAGTACCGACTTGACCGTTGACAGCCTTGATGTGGACTCGTTCAATGGATTGTGCATAGTATGCAGCAACCATATCAAAATTTACCTGCCGGATTGCTGTATTTGCGATGTCATAATTATTACCATCTGCTTGCGTCGTCCCTTTCGGTGTTGCAATCGCGCGGAGATTAGGGCAATTATAAAATGTTTGTCGGATTGCGGAACTAAAAGCCACTGTCACGGCGCGTATACTTGTAGCTTGTTCAAACGTCCAATGCGGTTCGAAAAGCACGCCAGCGGGGACAGATATACTCTTGAGCCGGACAGCGGCATAAAACGCACGCTCCGTCACTGTGGGCATTCTTTCACCGATTTCCACCTTTGCAAGCATCGAGCAGCGGCCACTATCTGTTTCGCCATTTGCAATCAGCATTCGACCATTTGAGCCACTTCCAAGGTTCATCTCCGCACCCTCTTTAACGCTCATAGTGATCACGTATGAGCCGCTGGAGGCGTACACATGCCGATGTTCAACCCAAGAATCGGCATTTTTTGATTCCGGGGTTGTGCCGTCGCCCCAGTCAACAGTCGTGGCGTTTCTTGGGTCCTGCCAGTAATTGAGTACAAAATCGTCCCACGTCTCGGTGTCCACGTCGACGTAGAGCCTTGTCTTTCCGTCATCGGTAATATACAGCGCGCCGATATCGAGCTCACGGCCTGCGTCCTTGATGTCGGCAAGCGTCCAGTTCCATCCCTGACAGACCAGTCCATCGTGCGACGGAAGGGGCGGCAGCTCGGTCTTTGTGGCCAGCTCGGCGAGTGTCCAACTGTAAAGCAGTGTCCCGTCGTAATCCCAAAAGTTGATGTCCGACTCCTTGGGCGGTGTGGTGTCTAACGTGCCGGTGATCTGCGCGCCCGAAGCGTCGTGCGCCGTCACGCCGGATTTGAGCGTCGCGGGGGTGACGGTGTCCTCAGACAGATCGATGAGCGTTTCCCCGGCGTAGACCACCTTGTTTCTCGGGGTTTTACCCCCAGATACTTCCGGTGCCGCCATACGCTCACGCTCCTGCCTTCTTGCCGATGGTGACGGTCACGCCGCCGGCGGCATTGGGCGTTTCGTTGTAGTAGATCGCGGCCACATCGACCTGCGACATGTAATCGTAGCCGGGGTCCGGCAAGATCGTCTGCGCGGTCGTCAGCGGCTCAACGGACTTCGTCTGCGCCTTGATGGCCTCGCCGCTGTACGTGCCCGTCACGCCGAGGATCGTCACGCCCGCCTTGATGTTCCCGGCAATGATCTTCGCGGCCTCTGTGGGGTCGATGGCGACCTTGCCGCTTCCGTCGTGGTAGCCGATGGGGACGATGTACTCGCCCTTGACCGTCGTGATCTTCGCGGCCACCGCGCCGTTGTTCGGCATTTCGCCCGTGATCATCGAGCCTCTTGCACCTGCCGTCTTGCCGAAGAGGATTTCCGAGGCCTTGACGGTCGCACCGGACGTGTCGAGGTCAAATTCGCACGTGCCCGTGTGCCGCTCGCCGTCCGAGCCGTGATACTTAAAGCCAAGCAGGACTTTGCCCGGCTCTACCGTGTCGGCGGTCAGGTCTAACAGCACCTCGCCGCCATAGATAAATTTACTTCTGCCCAAAATTTACACCTCCGATGCAATGTAGACCGTCGTGCCGGTCTCGTTGGATACCTCATAGTATGGGACTTTTGTGACGGTCACATCGTCCGCCAGCAGCTTGTTTTTCGTCGGCAAAACAACCGGCTCAAATGCCTTCGGCACAACCTCGTAGTCCCCTTCATACGCCTCGCCGCCCTGGTAGACCACCTTCGCCGGGGCGATCTTCATTTTGATCTCCGGCTGGGAAAGCGTCATTTTAATCATACCCCGCCTCCTTTAGGAAGCTCTTCACGTCCACCTGAACGATCTCCGCCGCCTGCTTATTTCCGTCTGCGTCCGTCAGCGCGCATTGCAGACTCACCGCCCCCGGTCGCAGGCGCATCGCGTCTTCGTACGGGATTTTTACCAGCAGGTGCGTTTCGTCAACGACTACCGGCGTGTACTGGAAGAACTGGCAGGCCTGTTTTACGTAAAATTCCAGTTTTGTCACCTTTGTCAGGTTGGTTCCCTCTACTTCCACCGATAAAGCGTTTGCAATTTTCTGAAACACTTAATCACCCCCGCTCTGCTGTGATTCAAATACATCCAGTTCGTTCTTTGCTTTGATAAACGTCGTCGTGTCGTCCGAAAGCGAGATGGTAGGCAAGAGGCGCGAATCATATGTGTAATCGTGATACGCCACACCGCCTTTGTAAGATGCCGTCGCCGTCATTCCCTGCAATGCCACTGCGGTAATCGCAGTAGTTGGTACAGTAGTTTGGTTGAACCCATCGTTTGGGCTGGACGTTGTCCAAACTTCTGTTTGCGTTGCAACCAGTAATGTTGATTCCGATGCAGATGCGTAACTTACGCAGGTAGTTGCCTGTTTGTTCTCTCCGGTAACAATAGAAGACCCCCAGTTTGTGAGATTTTCGGAAGAATAAACAGTCGACACTGGTCTATAAAATATTCCCGAACTGCTGTTGTACTGCGAATAGTAAGTCCCCAAAAAATAATACTTTCCAGATAGGAACACAACTTCTGACGCTGAATAACGTTTCATGACTACTGATTTGACAGGAGTTTTTATTTTCGTGAAGCTGGTTTCACTCCCATTTGCAACGTACAGCTCTACATCACCGCTAAAAGAACTTCCAGTCTCCTGTCGGATTGCCGAAAGGAACCATTTTCCATTTGCGCTCGAGAACTTATATCCGAAAAATTTATTCCCGCTGATATCGTTAGTTTTCGTAATCATCGAATACTGCCAGCTACCAGAATCCAAAGGCGCATCCGAAAGAACCACATATGTTTTATCGGAATATTCGTCCCTGGAGCTTCCGTATCTTTCTATTGCAAATCCAAATTTCCCGTTACATTCAGCGATTCCGAAGAATCCGGTACCGTCTTTGCTATCTGATGGGAGTGTAACGCCCACCTGCGTCCAGCTTGTGTTCCCTTTTTCTCGAACCGCAATCTTGACGTTTATTCCGACACGGTATGCGCACACGCAATAATCATCAGATACTGCGAGCGAGCACATTATGCCTTCGTATGTAGTTTCGCTTCCTGCAAACGTCGCCTCTTCGGAAAACGTTCCACCAACCGCGCTGGATTTCAAAATCTTGAAATTGCTACCAACCTGCACACAAACAAACCACATCCCATCAAAATACACTGTATTTGAAACACTTTTTGCATTGTAAGATGCCGGAAACGCATTCGTATCCCACGTTACCGCACCGCCCGTATTTCTCAGCACAGAACACAACTGCGGGTAGTTCTCAAACGTCACTGTGCTCCCGTCGCACTTCAACCACGCATCTCCCAGACTCTGCGCCGGGCTCGTCCGGATGGTGCCGATGGGTACGATGCGGTCGACCATGTGCCGGAATGCGTCGTCGACAAGAGGATTTGCATACGGCAATCTGAGAAAGCGCCCCGTGGAATCTTGGAGCATTGTGCGAGTATTGAACGGCGTGCCGGTATCGTCCGGGTCATCCGCTCGTGTCATGTCGTAAGTATCTGTCTGCCCGGCAACAGGCTTGAGCTTTACCCGCCCCGGGTGCTTACTTGTTCGGTCTTTCACGCTCGTTTGCCTCCTTCATTTTTTGGAAGTAATATCCGTTAAAGTGTCCGCCGTTGTGTTTTACGCCGCCACATATTCCACCTATTGCAATACCGAGAACGCGGCTTGCCTCCGACATACTGTAAAAATCTCCTACAAAATCGCCGTTTTCTGTGAAGCACAAAACCCGAGCGCCCTTCGTTCTTTTCTTCTGCTCATACCCATTGCCGTAAAAATTGTTATATGAGTAGGTACACCACTCCAAGTTTTCAACGCGGTTGTCGTCTTTCTTCTCGTTAATGTGATTGATAATCGGGCAAGCGTTCGGGTTCGGGATAAAAGCCTCCGCTACAAGTCTGTGAATCCCAACATACTTCTTACTAAGCAAGCAAACTTCCAAATAACCATCTTTTCTGCGATGTGGTTTTAAGAAAGCAGGCTCACCGGTAAGGCTCATAACTCTACCGAGCGTACTAATGAGATAACGATTCCCGGTTCCGTCAATAAACGACCATTTCTCGTTTTTCATCATTTTTACCATGCCTCCCCAGCATAAATATCACTCCCCGCGTAAATCCAGCCGACCTCCCGGCTCTCCAACACGTCATCTACGGCGATAACCGTCTTTTCGATGTTGTTCGCGCCTTCCCAGTCTAGGTCGTTGATCTTTGCCGGAGGGCGCGGGGCAGGATTGACAACTGCGTCGTATACGGCGTTCGCGGATTCGATATAAGCGTCCATGACGTCTTTGTCGAGCACTTCGTCAGAACCGTAATCCTCCCGGACTTCTGCCGGAACGTCGATACAGTGCGTTCTCAGCCGGTCACGGATGGTGATAAGCGCTGTGCCGACGCGGTTCAGGTCAGACGCTTTGTAAGAGCCTTTCAAGCCAGCTTCAAAGTCGGCCTTTTCCTGCTCCGTGAAGTCGCTCCACAGCTTCTTGTAAAGCTTCTCAGCATAGGAAGCGTCCGCCTGCGTCCGGTCGGTGATTAAGGTTTTCATAATTCTCATGCAGAAGCCCCCATTCCGACGATGTCGCACTCAGCCGCCGCGATGCCGCTCAGTTTTATGGTCATGCTCGTTATTGTCCCGGTAATGTGGTCATCCCACGGAGTTGTGGTGTCTACATAGTCCCCGGGAAGCTCCTTGTCCATGACGATCTGAACGCTGTGCGTCTGCCGCCGCATATAATAGTCAAAGACGTGCTGTGTCACCGCTGCAACGTTCGAGGTATTTACCAGCGTCGCGTCCTTGACTTCTATGACGTTCGGCTTGGTCGAGGCCGTGACGTTCGGATTTGTCTTGGTCGTTACCGCTTCCGTGTGGTAGTAGGTCTTGCCGTCCACTTTGACGGTATCGCTTCCGCTGCCGGACGTGCTGTACGTGTGCGCGGTAACTCTTACCTCGGTCACGATGGCGGACTGGCTGACCTCTCCGCCGACGTAGAGCCGGTTCATAGGAATCACTGTCGGTGTTTCCTCAGACAGCCTCCATACCTTCACGTTTCCTGTTCCGCTGGTGTCCACAACAGCCCGAAGCGCAAACGCCACCTGCTGCAAAGCTTCCCTTCGCGTGCAATCAGGAATGTATCCTGTTAGTTTCTCGGTCTGTAGTTCCTCCGAAAGCTCCAAGATGAAATACCCGCCGAGGATGCTTTCTAAAACCGTTTTCGCGTTGGCGTTGGAATAAACAACAGCCGGGAATGGGTCTTCGTCCAGAATTCCCAAAGCGTCGATGCAGGAAACGTTGTATACGTTTTTGCTTACGCGGGTAGATTCGTCGATGTAAAACGTGCCAATTTTCATCTTTCCGTTGTACGCATAAACGGGCTGCTTCTCTTGGAAAATAAAATCAATATCTTCCATGCTGTCCAGCGTGAAATCCAGCGTGTTAATCGCCAGCTCGTCGGATATGATGTTCAGTTCTTCGGTCGCCTCAACGCTCCGAAGCTCCTGCCGCTCGAACTCTCGAACGATGCCGAAAAGAATCAGGGAGATTTTAATGGGTCGGTTCGGAAGATTCGTTTTGTTGAACTGAATCTTGATTTTGTTATACAGTTCCACAGTTTTCTCACAGAAGTAATTTCCGCTGTTTGGGAAGAACTGCTGTGTGGCCAGCTGCGTTGTTCCGTTGTACCACGTGATATTCAGGTCGCTGCAATAGTCCCCTGTTTCCCCGTCAAATTTGAAGTAGATTCCGAGGGATGTAAACTGCCCGTCAAGGGATATCTCAATGGTAGGCGGTGTTTGGAACGTACAGTCTGCTCCGCTCCGAGGTGTCGACCAGAAGCCGACCGGCTCAGATTTTGGCTTGAGCTTTCGCGTGCCGTTCAGCAACCATTGATTCTGCTCCGTCGTTGCCACTGGGCCCTCGAACGCACCGAAGGGCAGCAGCGAGGTTTTTGAAATACCCATAGCCTCGCTTGCTGTCACACTCGCAGCCGCCGCAGAACCGACCGCAACGTCCTCATACACAACTTTTACACTCATAGCGGCGTCCTCTTCGGCTTCATTGCAACAAAATTAAATGTAAGGTTGCCCCATTCATTCTTCTGCCCGTAAGCCGTCAAAAGCTCATCGTCTCCGTTTGCAACATACGCCTCGAAGGTCAATGTCCCTTGTGCATACGGAACGGTGAGGGAATGGCTGTCGACGGGTGCGGAGATTGCTTCATAGAACCTGTCGTATTCCGCCGGGTCAGTTCCGACCGGGTCAAGCTCCACACTGTAGTTGTAAAACGTGCCGATGATGTCACGCACCATCGCGCCGGTCATCACGCGCCCCGCATTATCGCCGTCCAGAACCGCGAAAGAGCGTTTCAGGCTGGTTACATGCAGGTTCGGATACGCCGTGCCATCGAGGGTCAAAACACTTGTCATGCCTTCACCCCCGCCAGCCTTACGCCTACACGCTGCGTTTCTTCGTTGTTCGCCTTATAGACAGCCCGCGCAAACTCTCTGCCGTTGAGCTGCAAGATGATTGTCTGCGACCGTCCGCCGGATTCGTTCATAGCCTGCTTGAATGCCTGCACCATTGTCTCAAGCGGCGTTTCGATGTTCGTCCCGCTTTTCTGGTCACCCAGCACCGCCATAAACTCCCGGTTCGGCGGGATGACCGCACCTTCTGCCAGTCTCGGAAGTGCAACCTGACTGACAAGCGGAATGCTGATGCCAAAAGACTTGCCGCCGATGATGGGAACCCAGTCCGGAATCTCAAAGTGAATGGTATTCAAAGCGGAAATCAGAAGGTTAATGCCATCGATAATAAAGTTGATCGCGCCTTCGATCGTCGCTATAATGCCGTTCCAAATCCCCTTGAAGATCTCCTTAACGCCTTCCCAAGCCTTTGTCCAGTCTCCCGTAAACACGCCGACGACAAAGTCAACAATGCCTTTCAGGATGTCTTTTACGCTGTTATAGAGGTCTGAAACCAGTTTCCCAACCGTCTGGAAGAACGCTGCAAGTACGGGAGATTTTGACTGTAGCCATGTAATGAACATATTCCATGCGTCCTTGATGGAGTTTACAATCGCGTTCCACGTCTGCTTCATCCCTTCCCAGATCTGCTTAATGCCTTCTACGGCAAGCTTCATGTCTCCTGTGAATACGCCCTTGAAGAACTTCCCGAAGCCGTCTATAATTTTCTTCAAGCCCTGAATCAGTTCTTCTCCATGTCCGGTGAAGGATACAAGCGCAACCAGCGCGGCGAGGAAACCTGCAATCAGAAGGGGAATCCAGCTACCCGTCAGAAGCGAAATGCCGATACCGGCGGCAAGTAGCCCAGCGATGATCGTAAGCGTATTGACCAAATTAAAGCCGTTTTCGATAACGTCTTTGATGCCGACAACCAGCATGGCAAGACCGCCTACAACCAATGCAATTCCTGCCGCGATTGGCCCGAAGGCAATTGCAAGCCCAACTGCAAGCGCGGCAAGACCTGCCAGCATCCCGAGGAAGTTGTGTAAATCAATCCCGTTATTCCAAGCATCCAGCCAGAAGTATACAAGCGCAAACGCACCGGCAACAGCAAGGGCGATACCCCAAATTTTGCTCAGGTCGTTCGTGAACAAGCTCGCGATTTTCCACGCAAGAAGCCCAGCGGCGATAGCGCCTACCAATCCGAGAATGTCGTGGAGCTTGTCCTCTGCCATGTCGAGATTCGAGAAGTCCGGCGCGATCTCCGTTGATGCAGCACCACCGCCTCCGCCAGCGCCAGACGCTGTGTTGTCTGTAAGCTGGTTGATCTCGTCAAAGCTTGCCATGCTCTTGCTTGCGTCTTTTGCCGCCGCCCCAACGCCTTCCAATGCCTTCTGCTCGTCGTTCAGTCCTTGTGCGGCTGATTTCTGCGAAGACCAGCTTTTCCCGGAAAGCATACCGAAGAACTTTGCAATCGCCGTGACTACCTGTGTGAGGATATTCACCAGCTTTACAAAAACTGGTATCACCACTTGCAAAATTGGCTGGGCCATCGTCAAAAACGCCGCCTTGAGCCGCGCCACAGCTGCGCGTGCTTCGTCGTTCTTCATAATAGTTTTTCCAAGCCACGTTCTAAGACTTTGCAGCGCTCGAGTAATCAGAGAGAACACCAGAACGCGCTTAAAAAGCCCAGAAACACGTTTGCTGAACGTGTTCATGCTGTCGGAAACCTTCTTCGCAGCGGCTTCCATGTGCTCTGTCGCGCCGCTTGCGCTTGTAATTTGCTCCGTGAGTTCTCCGGCTTTTTGCTTTGCCGCGTCCAAAGCGGAAGTCTGCGCGATCACTTTGTCTGTGATTTTTGCATATTTCCCGTCCAAACTCTCAACGATCTTGTCCTGCTCTTTTAAGATTGCTTCCTGCTCTTTGATTTGCGCTGCAACTTCCGTCTGCCGTCCGTATGCTGTGATATAAGCCTCCGGAGACGCAGACACCTCGCCGGACGTGATCTGCCGAAGCCGCTCGGATTCCGCCCGCAACGATTTCAGCGCATTTTCTGCCTGTTTTGCAGATTCTTTTGCTGCGTCAAGCTGAGATTTCAGGCCACTCTGCTCTCCGGTGCTTTTTTTCAACTCGGCTTCCATCTTATCGATTTTAGCCGTTAGTTTATCAAGCTCCTTCTGCGCGTTTTTTGCGTCGACCTCCGCTTGAACAACGATTCTTCCATCTGCCATTTTCTCACCACCTTATTTTGAAATGCCCCATGCGGCGAGAACGTCTTTCTCTGCCTCTGTGTATGTAACTTTCAAATCGATTATATCCCTGTTCTTTCGGTAGAACTCCCGCTCCTGCTTGTCCAGAGGCTTCCCGTGTGCCTTTTTGTCTCGAATACGAACCACTTGAGCAAACAGGCAGTCTCCAATTTCCTGATAGAAAGACAGGAACGACCACCAGTGCAGATACTCAAGCGCCCGAACCTCGCATCCAGCGATTCTGTTCACGGGGGCAATAAACATGTCGAAGTCCTGCTCCCACGACATTAAAACGGGTTCTCGCTTCTTTTCCTTTCGTTCCTCTCCACGGTCTATGAACCGGAAGCACTGGTTCAGAGCTTCCTGATAGTCTCTGGCTGGCATTTCCTCAAAGTCGGGATAGAAGATTCTCAACGATGCCTCCGCCTTGTCCTGCTCGTCCAGCTCGTTATCAACAAGGGCGGTGAGGATATCCAACACCGCCCGATAGTCAGACCGGATTTCGTATTCTGTTCCGTTTACGTTGACCGATGTCGGTAAAGACCAGATTACTTTTTCCATCTTTCCATATATTTCTTGATTCTCGGGTTCGTAGCCTTCTGTTCTCTTGCAAAGGTGGTGTCGATCTGGTCGATGATGCCGAGCATCAGATTGCTCCATACGGGCAAACCGTCAGCCAGTGCGAGGACGTTCATAGAGCCGAAAAGAGGCGTGCAAAGCGGAACCCCGAAAAGGCTGTCAATCGTCTCGCGCATTTCGTTGCTTTCGCGACGCGCAATCTCGAAGATCTCTTTCTTGTTCGCGTTCTTTTCTACCTCTGCCTGATATTTGCGCTGCCGATCTTCCAAGCCGTTGAACACGTCAAAAATCTTCTCGACAATTTCAGCATCTGTCGGGTTGAACTCGAGCGTTACTTTGTCGTTGATGTTGATTTTTTCAACGCCAGTTGCAATCTTGATGTCCGCCATCTATCGTCCCTCCTTATGCCGCGTCCGGCGTAAACGTAATTTCTCCGTTGGAACCAACCGACGCAGTGCCGGTGATTCTCTCGCCGCCCGGAGTTACCGTAAGCGGCATACCTACAAAGCCGCCACCTTCGCCGCCAAGACCTGTCGCCTCGATTGCAGCGCCCTTGTACCGCTCCGCAAAAACAGCCGTTTTCTTCGTGCCTGCGTAATGATGCACGATAAGAATGTCCTGATTCGCCAGAGCCGCCGCGTTCTGTTCCTTAACGGCAAGATTCCAGATATGCGTAAGCGCAGCATCTCCGGCATCGAGTTCGCACGGCTCAAAGTCCTGCGTGATGATGGGCTTTTTCATCGTGGTTCTGGTCGTGCCGAGAATGTCCTTGTTGGAATCCTTCTGCCAGTCGTATTCCATGCTGGAATCCGTAACGCGCGTCCCAAGCGGTGACCACACGGCGGCGGAATCAGCGCCCGTGTTTACACAAAGAATCAGAAGCTCTCTGTCTACAGGCTGCCCAGCAACGGTGTTAAAGGTCATATCTGCCATAGTTAAATCACCTCATATTTCATCTTCATTAAGATTTGATGGTCTTCCCATCCGCCCTGATACACGGCGAATACCGCCGCGCGGCTGACCGCTTCCATGCGACGGACACGAACGCCATCTCCAAGAGACGGATAATTCTGCATCGCCCAATCCCCGAAGCGGTTCAGTACCGCATCAGCTTTCAGGCGCTTGTCGTTACTTCCGCCCGGCTTGATACGGGCTATGATTTTGAACTGGTATTCTGCCTCATGCCCACCGAGTAAGTACCTTCTTGTGATGTACGCGCCTTGAATCACGGACAGAGCCACGCTAGCAGAATCGGCGGCGAGGAACTCATAATTGATGGTCGCGGCTGGTAGATCGTCATCCGAAAACGAGTTTACCCAGACCATCATTTTTCTGGATATGTCCTGCTCTTCCTCGGAAGAAACAAGCTTTTTTTCTTTTTCAGAGCCCATTTTTCACCGCCTTATCTGCAACTCGAATCCATTTGTCAAGGTTCTCAGCCTTTGAAGCCTCAAACCAGTGTGATTGTGCCTGCGCATGTCCGGATGTCGTGAACACAAGGTTTTTGTCTGTCAGAACCTTCGTTCCGCCTTTCGGCGCGTATGTACTGCCCGTTTCCGGGTCAACCATGACTTTCCCGTAATACAGGAATCTTGCATACGGTCCCGGATAGATGATCGCATTACCGTCCACCATTGTTCTCTGGTCGAGAGAGCCCGTCAGGAACGGCACGTACGGGCTTGTGTCCTTTTCCATTTGCACAGCAACAATGTGTTCGGCTTTTGTGCAAGCCCGTGCGATTGCCTCTTGGAGCTCGTCAAAGCCATCGGTTTTCATACTGAATTTCAGCATCACGTGCCTCCGACCTGCCAGTGCTGCATAGAAGGACTGCCGAAGTCCTTCATGTCCACCTTTGTCACTTTGTACACATCGTCGTAAAGCATCTCAATCTGTTCTTCCGTCTTGTCCGGTTCGACTACTTCACCCTTCGCAAAGAATGTCGTGCCGCCGTTACCGTCCGTGGACAACGTCCAGATCTTGCTTTTATCAGTTGCACGCCAGAATTCTTGCGGCCCGACGTAGCGCTTCTCCGCGCCTGTCACGCCGTCTACGGCTGGCGAGGAAAACGGAATGTATAGATTCACCGCATCTGCGCCTTCAAGCCCGCTCGCGCGGACGTTGGCAGCCTTAGATGCTTCAAGCAATACGCCTCGAATCACCGTGATATAGCTCTTCTGCGTATCCCTGAAGTTTTCGTCTGTTTCCTGCGTGACGTTGTAGACAGTTACAGTGTGGGGGAACATGGACACGGCCCATACCCCCTTGCTCGTAATAGTCCGGTATTCGCCAGATACTCCGTTACCGTAGACATAAGCCCCTCTTTTGCACTCTCTGCAGATTTCAGTGCGGCAGAAGCTGAGTCGCCGCCGCTACGGAAAGACCGAGACCAGTCGCCTACAGACTCGCTCTGTACCTCTCCGGAGTCGGAAGCCGCTGCGGCAACTGTGCTTTTTTGCGCCAGAACTTGTGCGGACTCAATAAAGCTGTATTGCTCAACTAGTGCACAGCAGCACATTTTCACTTCGTCCATATCAGCACGGTTTTTTGCCCTTCCCATCGTGCAATAGTCGATAAAAGAGCTTGCCCGGACGGAGAGGCGGCAGAAATCTTCAGCTTCTACAGCTCTCCCGCCGTAAACGTCGTAATAGTAATCAAAGCATGCGTACATCTTCCCGCCTCCGCTCTGTCCCCTTCCCGCTCCCGAATTTCGAGGGCGGGAAGGTCCGTTTTTTACTTGCTTGCGTCAGCCGCGATAAACAGCGCGCTCGGGTCGGGCAGGACGGGAATAAACAGACCGCTTGCCTTCGTCCACACAGCCACAGGGTCGGGCGTTGCCCACTGCGTCAGCGTAATATACTGGTTCGCGCTCTTCTCGTTGTACTGGCCGTATTCCGCCTCTTCCGGCGTCACGCCCCAAAGGCCGACACCAAAGGAATCCGCCGTACCATTGGACATGAAGGCCACCTTGTCTTCCGGGAAGAACCGGTATTTATCCTCGAGGCCATTTGCCTTCTGAACCTTGTAACGCAGATCGTTGGTCGTGATCTGTCCAAAGCCGAACATGTCTACGAACAGCGCCCGCAGCTTTTCGGCGGTCACGTATGTACCAGCGCCTACCGTTCCGTACACAAGGGTCTGGATGCCCTTGTTCTCCGCAAGCTTGCGAAGAACCTTCGTGCTGATCACCATTTCGCTCAGTGCATGGCCGGAGCTTGCCGCCTTGTCAGCAATGGCCTGAATCTGACCGATAATATCGGCGTCCTTCCCGAAGTCGATCTTAAATCCGGTGTTTGCCGTTGGAACACCGTAGTCAACCGTCATGTTAAGGTTATTTTCCTTGATGGTCATTTTACCGGTTGCAAGGACTTCCATCTTTGCAACCTCGGTTCTGACCTTTACGGATTCCGCCATTAGGCGCATATCGTCGAAGACGTAGCGCACAACTGCATCATCGGCATACACGCCGTTTTCGGTCAGCTGTCGCATGCGCTCGGTCTGGTTGATCTTGCGCTTGATCAGCAGCTTTTCAACCGCGGTCTTCTCGAGCGCCGGACGCGTACCGATTTCAGCCTCGGTGTCAAAGGCATGTACCGTCGCCATGACGGGAATCGTCGCGCCTTCCGCGAGGCGGAGGTATTCCGCCTTCAGGTTTTCAGTCTTCTGGTCTGGGAAAATGCGGTCGCCAATGTATGCCGGTCTTGCCACAGAAAAATTCTGCGAAAAGTCCAGTCTGTCAGCGTCGGAAATTAAATTAAGAATCTCAGGCATGTTGTTTCCCTCCTATCAGGTATTTGTCCACACGGGGTAGAGCGTGATGTTGCCGGTGATCTCGACTTCGGTCACAGCCGCGCCGCCCTTCGAGGTGCTCCAGCCGGTCTGCGTATTGCCGCTCTTGGTCAGCGGGTAAGCGTCAGATACCTTCGCGACGGAACCGGCAAAATAGCTGTTTTCGTCAACGGGAGGCGTGCCCGTGCCGTCATTCTTGTCGTAGGTCACGGTATAGCCACGTGTCACTTCCGGTGCATCAACAAACGTGATGCCCTTGCCAGACAGCGCGGTTTTTGCCGTGCTCTGAAGCGTCAGGCGGTCTGCCAGCACTCGACCGGCGACCATGACAGAGCCAGGCATATTGCCGTCAGTCACGTCGATATCCTCAAACACAATGCCAATGGCATTCGCATTGTCGGACGGGAACGGCGTCCCTGCCTTGACCGTTTTATACTTGCCATCCTGAACGCCAAGCGTTTCGGGAATTTCTCTGGTCTTCAAAACCAGACCGACTTCGCTCTCAAGGAAGTTCGGTTTTACCGGGTAAGCGGTATTCGTCACAATGGACATTCAAAAATCACTCCTTTGTTTGTGTCTGCGCATACTGCGCGTTGTAAAGTTTTGCGTACATTGCGCCCTTGCTCTCAGCTGCAGGCGCACCGCCTGTGCCGACAGGATTCACAAATCTGGGGGCGGGCTTTCCCGTCTGAAACGCGGTAGGGTCCGCTTCCATCTGGGCTTTGTGCCATTCATCAAAGCCGGTCAGCTCGCCGTCCTTGAGTTCCAAGCCTTTTGCCTTGAGATCGGAAAGGTAAGCTTTTTCAGCAGCTTTTGAGGAAAACTTGATTCCCTTATCAGCGATTGTCTTTTTCATTGCGTCCGCATAGTCGCGCTCTGAGATTTGTGCCTTGTAGTCACCAGTGTCTTTTTCGTATTTGGCTTGCAAATCGGACAACTGCTGCTTGAGAGTTTCAACCGTTTCGCCGGTCTCTTTTTCCTCATACTTTTTGTTTTTTTCTACTTCCGCGTCCAGCTTGGTTTGAACAGTCGAAAGTGCCTTCGTGACTCGCCTGTCAAACTCCGATTTGTATACGGGGTCAGCCAGTATTTCGTCAAAAGTCATAATTTCGTCTTTCATTTTTTGTAAATCCTTTCTATTCCCACAGCGTCATTCCCCGCTGCGTTTTTCATTTTCCGCGATATGCGATACGTTCCAGCCTTTCGTATCTGTCGTACTCGCTATCTGTCATATCTGACCAAATACGGTCGCCATATTTACGCTCCATTTCAGCTTTAAAAGAGCGGTATTCTTTTACCTGTGTCGCCGTACCTGCGTAAGTCGATGAACTTGCGCTAGGGCTATCCGATGTTTTAGCTGAAGAAATTTTGGAGTCTTCAGATTTTACCTTTTCTGTAATTTTGAGAGCTCCATTTTCCACTTTCATCTTTGCAAGGACTCGCGCGTCCTTCATAATGAATTCCCCGGGGTCGTATCCGTCTTCGCCCTCATCAGCTCCGAGCAAATACATGACGCGTCCTTCGTATCCACCGTACTGCATCACCTGTGACGTCCGGTCAATACGAATCGTTGACACGCCATCAAGGTCTTCCGGCTCCGTGCCCGCATCGTCAAAATCACCGCCAAAATTTTGTGAAGTGTGTTTCATTGTTTCACCGATATTTTCCGTATCTTCTTCCTGCACACGTAAACCGAAATACATAAAATCTTGTTCGCTGCAGATTTCTTCTGTAAGCTTTTTTGCAGTTGAGAAATCCGATCTGTTAAAGAGTTTGGTTTTGTCCTCCCCAAACTTCCCGCTTTCGCGCATTGCATCTGTCAGGCTCTGTCCGTCTTTGATAAATACCCGCCGCCCGCTGATTGTGCGCCAAACTCCACCTTCGTCTGCCATGTTTGAACCTCCAAATTCAAAATAAAAAAGAGCCAACTACCAAAAAATTCTTAGTAGTTGGCTCCATTCAGCCCTTCCCGGCGAACATTTACGCCGTGGGAATTTATTCAGTTTTCAGCCGTTTTCGCTGGATTGTCTGCGCGATGATTTTCCCGTCTTTGTCTCGCAGGAGTTCCACCCGAAAGCCGGACGAAAGCGCCCGCTCAATGGCGGCTTTCAGTTCTTCATCAATCATAGCCCCGCCTCATTCTCCGCCACCAACAATGTACCACTTGCACTTTTCGCAAACCTCGTTTGCCTTATCCATGTCAAAAGGTTCTCTCAGCCATTTCGCATCCATTTCGTCTTCGCGAACTTCCTGCACTTCATAGCACTCAGACCAAATGGTTTCCCGCCCATACAGAGGACATTCATGCTTTGCAATAGGGCTTCTCGCCATCTTACTTCCCCTCCAAATAATCCCGGTACTTTTTTCGGATTTTTTCCGGTACAACAGTAATGACTTCTTTCTTCATGTTTATAACCGTATAGCCATTGTCAGATACAAATTTGATTGCGCTCTTGTCCACCTGGTACAGTGTCAATCTACTACTGTCAATTATATCCTGTGCAGCATCCAGATTCAAGTTCGCTCTGTCCGCTTTTGTTTCAAGATTGTCCCAGAAGTGCTGCTTTGCCCCAGTGATTCGCGGTTTTCCAACGTCAACAACGTATTGCCGGTCAGAAAACTTATCCTTGATTTTCCATTCACCAGTATATTCTTTCAGCGGCTTAAATCTTCCATCGTCAGTGATCTCACTGTCAGTCAACGCTTTAAGCCTTTCTCGCTGCTCCGGCAGTCCTGCCGCCTCGCTGAAAACCTTGTATTTGTCGTTCAGGCGGCGAAGCTTGATGCTCGCGGCCTTCGCTTCTTCGGTCAGTCCGCTCTTCTCATAAGCGTTTTTCAGTTTCTTTTGAGCGCGAATCTGGCGCTCAAGGCGTCTCTGCATCTGTGTTGCCTCATATGCAGAATACTTTTTGCCTTCGAACTCGCAGCCGAGACCATCATCAATGTGTGCAAGCTGTTCGTCTGTGTAGGTTCGCTCGGAAATGCCCGGAATGTAAGGGTATTTATGATGTCGGCAGTTGGCTCCAGTCAGACCGTCGACGTACCCATAGCCTGTGGAGTCCACAAGGTCATCGTAAAGCCCCAGCGGGTCAGGTTCCCCGTTTTCGCTCTGGTAATAAACCTTGCCTTGCCAGTCTTTGTGGCTCGACCACGGCGAGGCACCGAGCTTGTCGCGCGCGCCAGAATGGGCGGATATTTCAAAGTACCGCGTTTCAAGATACTCCGCCGACTGGTTTGTGTATTGATCGCAGATTTGATTTACTCCGGTCATTACGGCCCGACGCGCAGCTACGTCAATTTGATCGACGTGCCCGCTTTCATAGTTTACGACTTTCAGCCCGCCGCCCGACAGCTGCTGAATCGCTGACTTGATAGCCTGATTGTAGCTAATCGCGCCGCTTTGCACCTGTAAAACAGCAGAATCCAAAGACCACTGATACGCGCGCGCAGGTGGTAGCATCTTTTGCCCGTTGTCTACCAAGAATCCCATCGATTGCGTGATGTTGTGGAATTCATCAAGCGTCTGTCGCCGGATAGCGTCAATAGCAGCTGCGTCAACCAGCGTCTCAGGTTGTGTCAGCTCCGCGATGTCAATAACCTCTGTGTAATACTTCTTGTTTCTGGCTATCACATCGTCAAACAGTTCGTTCAGCTTCTTTTCGCTGATACCAGATGTCTTCCGGATTGCCTTTTCGATGTCCTTTGTATCGATTCCGTGCGAACGAAGCGCACGAATTGCCTGAACCGTTACTTCGTTCAGCCGATCTTTCAGCGCAAGGCGGCTGCAAATCTCATCTAAAAGCGTGTCTTCCAGCCCTCGGAAGAGTTCGGCGAGTTCTTCAGGCAGCGCGTCCAATAGCTCAGGCGTGAATGGGTAGCGTGCCATCACTCGACCTCATTTTGCCGCTCAGTTACCATGTCCTGTGCCTTCGGAAGTGCCGCTTTTGCGGTTTCTTCGTCTTCGCCGTACCATTTCGCGCGGTATTCCCAGTCGTTCAAAATTCCGGAAGCAAGGTCCTGGCGGTCGTTTGCCCGCTCTTGCTCTTTTTTGTCGTCGTCCTCTAGGATGGAGTCGCCCCAATCATAGGACGCTTCATATTCTCCGGTGGGCGCGAGGTTGTAGAGTGTGGCATATGTATCAAGTGCATACAAAAGCGTATCAAACGTGTGCGTAAGAGCAGATTGCACGCTGTCAATCAGCACATATTTCCGCTGCTTGCCGCTCTTAATCTCCGTCGCTGTCTTTTCAATGGTCTGCGGGTCAGAGATATCGCCATAAGACAAGCCGACGTTGAATTCGATACGGCGCAGGATGTTTTGGAACCCTCTGTACAGTGCTTCGTCGCGAATCTGTGGTTCGATGTGCTCAAAAAAGTCTCCCGTCGGAGAGAACGGCCCGACCTCAAAAAGGCGCTTGTTGAACATGTCCGCCGTGCTGGACGTGCCGTCCATGAGCACTTTCCGCTCGCTGGACTTAAATTCCCATCGCAGCCGTTCCCACTGTTCGTCCGCTTGCTTAATGAGCTGCACAGTCGCATTGTCGCCGTAGATTGACATACCGCACGGGCTGTTTGCGTCTACGCTATTCGATACTGGCGGCTTAAAATATGCAAATAGCGGGCCTTCCATGCCCTGAATCGTAATTTCCGGCTGGATATCCGCCCATTCCGGGACCGCACTCAAGGGCGCGTCACCGCCGACCGTGCCCGAAGTATCGCTGTAGTATGCTTTGTTGCGAATCGTGTATGTCGTGCCGTCCAGCTCATGCGATTCCATGCGGATGTAATATTTCCCGTTTACTTTTGCGGGCTTATCACGGAAGACACCGCCAATACAGCGCCCCGTCGGGTCGAACTTTGTAGGCTGGAACGCCGCTGCGCCGGTCACGTCCACAAGCAGCCGCTCTCCGTAGATGTACGGCTTGAATGCTACGCCGCCAAGCGCAAGTCCAAGTTCCAGCGCATTCCGGAATCCTTCCTGCGCCTGATCAAAGCACTCTTGCAGATAGTCAGCTCTCTTGCTGCCTGTAATGTTTGTCGTAAACTCGACCAGCACCGGGCGCGCAACCTCGCGGCAAATCGCCGCAGGAAGGCCGGTCGATACCACATCGCAGTTCTGCCACGGTGGGTCGTTAACAAACATCGAGTACCAAAGACTAATATTCTTTTCCATTTTCTGGCTAACTGCTGGTGATACGCCGAATTCCCGCTCGGCAACTGCCTGCGGGAAAAGAATATTCCGAAATCTGCCCAGCAGGTTTGTCAGAATGCTCATGTTAACTCTCTCCTAAATATCGTCGAGACGAAATATCTGATTTCGTCCATGCAGTGGTCGTTTTCTTTGATAACCTTGTCTTCCGGCGCATCTGCGTCCCAACTGTACAGCCCGAATTCCTCAAAGGTTTTTGTACAGCTCTCATGGAACTTTATCTTCCCGGACTTGATTGCAGTGCCGGTTAGACGGATGCCGTCCAACACCGCGTTGTTCGCCTTCCAGACCGGAAACTTTCCGTGGCGACGGATGCACTCTGCGAACGACGCGGCGCTAGGGTCGATGATGATGCACTCGATTTTTTGCCCATCGGCGAAACGCTCCAAGTCCTGATAATATTCTTCGTCAGTTTTCTGCCGGGTCGTTGCTCTGCCACTATGATAATATTCCTTTTCCTTGACGGCCGTCCCTTTGTTCTGCCGCCACAAGCCGAAGACTGTAGGGTTCTGCGTTCCGTAGTCGCAAGATATATAATACTTTCCTGGGCCTCCGCGCTCGCTCACTACGTTTGCTTCGCGAGAGAACATTGGATATACAAGCCCTTCCGCAATGCAGCGCTCACCGAGGATATCCCGTCGATACCAAATGCTTTTTATATCATACTGGCTTTCGATTTCCGCAAGCCTTTGGGCTGTAATCGTTGCGTTGTCCCGGATAGTAAAGTGCCGATAATTATACCGTGCGCCAAACTGCTCCGGAAATCTGTCTATGTAGTTCTGATAAATCCAGTGCCCGGGAGATGAAGGGTTCAAGTCCCAAAATACGCGCCGCAATTTCGCGGCAAGTTGTCGGTTGAACGCCTCCTTGATCGTATCCTCATGGTGAAGGTTGATCTCGGTTGCAATCCACATCCCGTAAGAGTTACCACGTATTTTTTTGAAACTGTCCGCCTTTGCGCCACCTGCAAAAATAACAACGTAATCTCGCCCGCAGGATTTAATTACAAGTGCTTCATTTCCCTTATACTTCGTCCATCGGCAGCGCCCGCGAAAAAGGTATTCAAGCCCGAACCCATTTGCATCTCCAATGTTGAGCTTTGCGTTCGCCGCTGTGGAGCCGGTAGCCAAATGGATTCTATCAGGCGTACCTTTGTTTATCATCGTTGCAAAGGCGGCTATATTGTCGATGGTTTTGCCCGCTCGAACAGCACCCTCCGCAACAGAAATAGTGCATCGCGTCGCGTTTTGGATATATTCCTTATGCTTATCCCCGAACGCCGGGTGAATTGTCGAACTTTTCATTCGATACCCGCTTCTTTCAGGTAAGCGTCCGTATCCTCCACGTCAATCGATTCTTCTGGCTCATCACGCTGCCCTAAGTATTGCTTTCCAAGCCAGATAGCCATAGACGCGTTCTTTTCGGCGAGCCTCCATTGCATTCTTCTCAGTGATATTTTCCCTTTACCCCTCTTTTTTGCGAATACTTCGGAGAAATGCTCCCCATAAGTTCTCTTACACCATCCGTCTAAGGTTTTATCGCTTACATCAAGCGCGTCGCAGATTTCCAGAAGGGTACATTGAAGCCCGCACAGTGCCTCGAACTGCTTCTGATCTATTTCCTTTTTTGGTCGTGCCATACGCGCCCTCCTTTCTCCTCTGGCGTTTGATAAACTTCTCCATGTCCCGCTTCAAATACGAGCTGTCTGTATTGTCAATAATTCCCTGTGCCTCTTCAACCGTCACTCAGAAGCACCGCCTTTTCCCCTGTGAACTTCTCCCAACGATCAATTATTACATCGGCATACTTTGGGTCAAACTCCATGCAATATGCATGTCTCCCGTTCTGCTCCGCTGCCATGATCGTTGTGCCAGAGCCAGCGAACAGGTCAAGCACATTCTCTCCCGGCTTGCTGGAACATTGCATCTGATAGTCGAACAGTTTAATCGGCTTCATGGTCGGATGCTCCGCAGATTTGACAGGCTTATCAAAATTCAGAACGGTAGTCTGTCTGCGGTTCTTGAAAAAGTAATGCTTCCTGCCTTCCGTCCATCCGTAAAGGCAAGGTTCGTGAGCATCCTCTTCGATTTCACTCTCACCATACAGGCAAGGCTCATGTTTCCACTGGAAGTCTTGTCGACCAAACGCAGATATATTCTTTACCCATACAAGCATCTGCCGCACACGCAAAGCAGCATCTTTGCAAGCTCCAAAAAAAT